GACCCGTGATCTGCGAGGTAATGCCTCGGGCAGTCACAGAAAGATCTTGACCGAACTTTGTGCGGTTATGGACATTGAATCCAAAGGCTGAGTCCTTGTCTCCCTCCTGCGGCTCCAATGCCTTCATGTAGGGGACTAAGGTAACCACCGCCCGTACCTGAGATACGAACTTGATGGCCTTGTCTGCTGTGGCAGATAATACAAGTATTGTAGTATTTGGGTTCTTCAGGAGAAGCCAAGATACATACGATGCCATGATGACGGACTTACCATCACCACGGCCAGCTTGTAAAATAAAGTCAATTGCGTTTTCTTGTAGGCGGTTGGCCATAGCATACTGCTTGGCTGTAGGTTCGCCTAAACCTAAATACTTAAAACTGAAGTAAAGGTGATTTCTGAAATCCTCCATCACTTCTTTCGGGGCTTGCATAGGTTTCCTTTCTAAGGGGCCTAGAGTGCCCTATAAACGATTCTAACAGCCTTGGGCTATCTGGGTAGCCTTGGGCACATGGAAAGCCCTAGGGAGCATTTAAGCCCCCTAGGGCGGACTTTTAAATCTGGGTAGACTTAAACTTGAATGGCATTTTGGTTTTCATGGTATCTTCAAGGGTATTGAGGGTACTGGAGGGGATGCCATCCAACGCTTCCCGGTTGTCGTTTACCACGCCGCGAACGACTTGGTATAGGCCGGGGGTTGATTTAGTATCATCCTTAAGGTCATCTAGTAGGCGTTCTACTAGACGCTGATTAAGGAGATTGATTAGTTCTTTGTTCACTTCTTCTTAAAAAGCTCAGGCAGCTTGCTTACGGGAACGACAGAACCCGCAATGTAGCCGACTGCAAAGAGCATAAGAGAAAACCAAATTGAACCGAGGAATGATGCCATAATTATTAACCTTCTACTTTCTTATATGCAGCATTGAATGCGGGATCTGAAGCCCGGAGTACTGCAATTGCTTCACGAATTGTTGTTGGATCTGTTTCATCCTTGGCCTCAGCAAGTACCTTGGCCTGTTGAAGCTTCTTCTCTGGGATGAACAAACCTAACGAATAAAAAATCTTACTGATAAAAGTGCCGATGCCTGTGTACCAAAGAAGTACACAGACTCCGATGATAGCCAAAGCAATAAAGCCATAGCTGATCATATCTGCCCACCATGGGGTTGTGTCCTTTACACCGCTAACAGCACCAGCAATGTCCGCAGACTCCCCAATGATACGATGTGCATGAACATGCGCCACCCGGATATCATCGGTTTGAATGATTGACATTGCTTCTTGTTGTATGATGTGGTTGCTTGTGGAGATCTGCTGTGTTGCAGAGCAGCCTGTCAAGAACAACACCGCTAGTATGCGTTTCATGCCTTGCGCTCCAGCATCTCAATGCGATGCCGCAGCTCCTTTAGTTCGACCATTGCTGCGACAATGTTCTTTCCGAATTCAATATCTGTTTTAACCAAGTCTTTAGTTATTTCCTTCAAGACCTTCAGTTCTTCAGCGTTTGATTCGATTAGGGCTTCTCGCTTTCCTAGTTTAACGATGACAGTAACAACACCAATGGTGAGAATGGCAAGCTGCATCAGTGATACATACACTGCGAGATTATTCTCACTCATTGATTACTCCTTAAGTTGTTGCGGCTTTAAAGATGGCAAAGTTAATCTTTACTGCTTCAGCCAACGCACCTCCAGTAAGATTGGTAACTCTAAGAACAACAGAACCAGCAGATGCGGTAAGTACTTGTACGGCATAAGCGTTTGCTGTACCACCGCCAGCATTATGATTAGCAACAATTACATCGTCAGCTTCAATTAGCGAATTGTTTAATACAAAACCAACGCTAGCTCCTGCAGCAAGGGATGTGGTTGTAAACATAGTAATAGTTCCACTTGGCTTATTAAGAGTAACAGGAGTTGATTTACTTGTTAGCTGAGTTACAGTACCACCAGAACCAGCAGTATAGCCTAAAGTACCGCCTGATAATAGGAAGTTACCACTGGAATTTAATACTGCTTTATCTGTAGTACCAATCTTAAATGTATAATCGGTGGCTCTTAGATCAAGAGTATTATAAGTAGTTGTTGTTCTATTATATGATTGAATTGTGCTACTATTTGCAGCAACTGCAGGAACAAATTCTAAACCTTCGTTTCCACCGTTTGATACAACAAATAGATTCCCCGGAGTGGTTGTTCCAATACCAACTCTACCAGCCGAAGTAATACGCATTCGCTCACCACCAGAACCACCTGCTGAAGTTCTGAAAGCAACTGCAGTATTTCCACCGCTACTTCTGGCAGAGATTGTCATATCTCCACCAATGCTATCATAAGCAACAATACCAGCACTATCTGCGGGTTCACTATAAGTACCAGAACTTCTAATACGAAGCTGACCTGAAAGATCTAGTTTACCTAATGGATTAGTATGCCCAATACCTAGATTGCCAGAAGAATCAATACGCATACGCTCTGTTGCGTTTGTTCCAAACAATAGACTTGTGTTTTCATAGTTCCACAAGTATGCAGCACCACCAGTATCAAGTCGTAGCGCAAGTCCATCAGCAACTGTTGCACCAGTTACTGCGCTTGTCAAGCGAATGTCAACTGCTGTTGCAGCAGCCGCTTCATGTACATGCAAACGAGCTACTGGAGAAGAACCTATAGAGCCGATTCCAACACCAACTGATTGCATACGCATAAACTCAGAGCCACCACCATAAGGCGACACAACAAGTGTTGCAGATGAGGCTCCTGCTGCGGCTTGACCAGACTGGATATAATTCACACCTGATGAAGAAATTAAACGCAGAGTTCCTGAGGTACCAGTATTGGCTTGATTGCCAATTACCATATCACTAACAACACCAAGCGTTCCTGCTGGACTGGTTGTACCAACACCAACTCGGTTAGTGGTAGCATTAGCTGTTAATACATCAGTGTCTACTATGAGATTATTACTTAATGTGGTAGCACCAGTTACATCCAAAGTAGAGCTTAGTGTCATTGCGCCAGTAAATGTCTTTGCGCCACCAATCCCTGTTTGAGCAGTAGACTTGTTTACAAAGTTAGTATCAACATATCCCTTTGGAGCTGCAACTGTTGAAGCGGGTTCAATAGTTGTAGTAACAGATGCTAGACCTGTGATTGTATGGCCGTTAAGGTTTAGGTCATTGTTGATTGTCAGGGATGGAGCTGAAGTACCACTGATATCCGTAGTGCGTACATACTCAGTATCAAGCTTGTAGATAATCTCTTGATTGAGTCGAATTAGTTGCTGTACCTGCTTATTCAACTGCTCACTGGTTAGTCGAGTTCCGGGAACCCAACTTACATAGGGATTGATTGAATAAGTCTTGCGGCGAATAGTAACTAAGTCAGAGCTTGAGATTGAAGGAATAGAAATAGAAGTACCAGTAAGGGCACCTCTAGTGCAAGTATAGCTTCTTGCTCCGCTTACAATAGTAAAACCAGTAAGCTTAGATGTGCCAGTGTTTAGAGTAAACTCAGTCTTTGTCAGAATGAATACTCTATGTAGATCATATGGATCAATGGCAGCTTGGGTTGCTGCATCTAAAGTAAAGATTCTTTCTACTTCAATCTGATCTACATGAGGAATATCTGAAGACAAACCAAGAGTGGTATACTCTAAGCCAGTGGCAGATACGCTACTCCATGTAGCGGATACCGATGTTATTTTGTTTTCTAAATTATTGTATGTCATGAGACTCCATTAATTAAATGAGGAATACTTTTGTTTGAACTTGCCCTTGAATTCCATGTTGGTGATATTCATGGGAGTAGTATAGTTTGAAACAATGGCAATCTTTGTGCTATCGGAATAGCCAAAGACCTTAGCAACAAACTCTCCTTGATTCTCAGCAACTTCCAAAGGCAAAGCATCTTCGTTTGTTGTGAAGTCCATCTTTGGAGCGGTGAATTTTGAAACCAGCGCTGTTCGACCACGGTGTGTTACTTCGATGTCGTAGTCTCCAGTATTGAAATGACGGAAGACGCCACTACGAATGTTTAGGACACCATCAATAATGTTATTGTTGTCATCTCTGACAAACATAGTACTGAGTTGAATGCGGGTTTCAAAAGGAACACCTACATACAGATAGTTTTCATCGTCTACTTCTGGGGGTGTATAGTTACCCTTTACTGTAAACGATAGGTTTGGTAATAGACCCACACCACCAGCATCGACATCCTGCAGAACCGTGAGACTTAGATCACCATCTGATTCTGTGTTCCATGGATAAGCTAATACAAAGCGGGTGTCATTCACAGTGTAGCCAAGAGGAGGCAAAGTAAAACTTGTTTCATCTGTGGTGCTATTGTAGGTTACATTAGAACCTGTAATAAGCTTTACCTTAAACATTGAGTCCATGCGAGGAACCTTGACATCCTCATACAGCAACTTTGTTCGCATCAGAATATAGTATATGCCACCTGTTGTAGTGGTATAGTCTGCTTTTACAACGCTGTATAGATAGTTCTTGTAACTCTGGATGGATTGAATGTCATGCTTATCATCTATGACATAACGATAGAATGAATTCTGAATAATTCTATCCGCACTAAAACGACTAGTATTGAAGTAAATCTCGTGTGGATTCTCTTCGCTTACCATAGCAATGGTATCCTGAGCAGGGGCAGTACAGATTGATCTGTAGTTTGTGGGCAGATATCCTGCAGCAGAAGAAGACATTTCGACTGCTGAAGAATAGCCCATTGAGTTCTTTCCTGCGTACAGGTAGAGTCTATTTGGGCCAAAGAAGTACAGGCGTGTACCAATCAACATGGGTTGTGTAATTGTTGCTGTTGAGTAAAAGGTAACAGGAGCAATAGCCACATTGGTTGGTGACAGTACTGAGGTAGATGCAGAGGTTAGCTGGAACTGAGTCTTTGCCTTGGTATCAATAAATAAATATTCATCAAAGGGAACCATGCATGATATTTCGGCGTACTGGTTAGAAGACGCACGAATATCAATAGGATCAGTAGAGATGATATTTGAAGGATCATTGATGAACAAGTTCTCATAGGCTCCAACCTGAGTAGAGAATACTACATCATCAGCAGCAAACCAAAGGCGGTTATTGAAGACAGCCATTGCCTTGATCTGGGGATGTCGTAAAGCTGAGCCATCCGAAGTCTTGAAAACAGTTGGACCGGGATTGGAGCGCTTGTCTCCAGTGGTTCTTGGTGTCCACTTTACCTTACTGATTGACCATGCTGTTACTGCATTTGAGCTGATTGTTACATTCAGTCGCTGTGGCATTCGGCGGGGATCTAGATAAGAGTGCTCATCTGGTGTTCTTACCTTTTGTAGATAAGGACGGCCATAGCCTGTAACTGAAGATCCAGTAACTGTAGTTGTATTACCTTCAGTAAAAGAGATTACTCTATAGTAACCAGCAGTAGTGTTTAGATAAGGATTCATTACATAATAAATCTTACCAAAACCATTAATTATTCCGTTATAACGAGTATCCACATCATACAAGGATGTCAGCATTTGCTTTGCTTTGGTATCACTTGTTGTAGGATTACCATTGTTGGAATACCAGTCATCATTTTCTGGGGGTAGACGGATACTTGAGATATCGTCTACACGCTGACCCAAGTATGCCTTGGTTGAATCAAAGTAGAAATAATCTGATACTGGAATATAGGCTGCTCCACCAATAGTAATAGAATACGCTGTACCTGCAGTTATACTAAGTGCTGGAGAAGAACCGACTACAGTTAATGTATAATGATATAGGCCACTAGTTAAAGTTGATGTAGCGCCTGATATGGTAAAAGTTCGACCAGAAACAGTAATTGTGCTTCCTTGTCCTGCAGCTAGGTATGAAACAGGAATATTTGTAGAACTAGTTACTATAACTGAAGTAGTACCTGTAGCTGCAATATTAGCATTTGAATGGATTAAACCCGTAATTACACCGGGCTTCCAACCTAGCAGGAGATCGTCTGTGGTGCCGGGAAGGCCGTCATCACCAACATCATAAACCTTCATGGCCTTTACTGCAGAGTAATAAGTGATTCGACGCCCTTCGACATCATCGACCAATGAACCTACGGAAGGATAAGTTCCATCCAGATTGAATAGCTTGCCATCATAGGTTGCGTTGTTTGTATAGTCTGAGCTAAAGCCAGCACAAACATTGGTATTTAGAATCATTATATTAGACCCAACAGATACAGCTCTCAAGGAATCCTTGGCTGTCTTTGTTGCTGTCTTATATGTGATATATGCGCGGCTGTCCTTGTTGACACAACCAGCGCTACGAGCAGCAGCATATGTTGCATATGCACCGCTAGTTACCGTGTCCTGTACTGCTTGAGAATTAGCATTACCTACTGTATAAGTTGCAGGAATATCTGCAGGGTCCCATTGGGCTACTGGAGTTAGATCCTTCCAAGTAACCTCATCGGTAACAGCATTGGTAATTAACTGATAAATGTAAAATAACTTTTGAGTTGCGCCTGTGGCATCAAAGTTAATAACTACTAAGAAGGTGTTATCTTCATTGATGCTATACCAATAATGAAATAGGTCTTCACTTGTAGGCAGAGCAAAGAGATCTAAACGAGTATCGTTGCTACTCCAGTTCCAAGTGGATAGACCGGGAATTGTGTACTGAGGAACAATCTCAAAACCGGGACGCTTTTCAACACCTCTTTCCAAGGACACCAAAGCATTATCAATCTGATCTGCTTCATTGGGCTGTCGCTTGTTTGCGGCATTGGTTGCAACGGAATTGATACCGTTTAATGGGATGCGGGTGCTTACTAGACCTCCGCGTGGTCCTCTTCGTTTGATTGGTGCCATTAATAACCTCTAGTGTTCCAATAACGGAAACGATTTGGATCGCTAAGATAAGCAGAGCGATACGCCGCGTTTCGTGATATGGCATTGGTTGTGAAGATGTTTCTCTTCTTGTCATTGATATCTGCAGCGCGACCCTTGGCAGAGAACAGTTGTTCCTGATATCCAAGAAATGCATCAGATCCTTCATCACCCTGAGTGATTATCTGGTATTGACGCATCGCTGAAGTCATGATAGCGCGCTGTATGGCTGTGTCTAGATTTTCCCAAGCAATCTTCTGGATAATTTCAACATAATATTCATTATCTGTCCATACATCAGTACCATCGGTAATGTTGTATAGCTTTGCTTCGGTCTCTGTGTTGGAAATCCGAGCACGAATAAGCCAGTTATCACTATTGGTATGTGAAGATACTAGCTCAGCAGCAATTAGACCCTCTGACTGTGTGCTGTTTAGTGGTAGGAAAATATAACCATTGCTGTCAGGAATAAACTTCTTGACAATCTTGTTGTTTGCCATGCCACGCATCTGATAGTCAAGACTGACTTGATCAAGAATGGCCTCAGCAATTCCAGTATCAATACCAGAATCACCTTCTAGATCAGCTACAAGGTTTTCACCTGAAGCCAGAAGCATTTGATTGATCGCTTGTAACTTAGTAATTAAGCCCATATAGCCTCCTTAGGATTGCGAATAAAAAAAGAAACCCACCGACCCCCATTTAAGGGGGCCGGGGGTAGATGATTTGATCACCTCCTTATCAATCGGCGTATAAGAAATCGCAGACAGACATGGAGAATGTATTAATCATTAGGCCTGTACATACTCAGCGCCGAAGCCGCTATCGAAGTTAGCAGCAGCAGCAGTGGATGTTCCGGCAACTACTGCACCTGAGGTGCTGGCTGAGTTGAAGTGCTCAACAAGCAGTGCACGGGTTGGAGTAGCAACTGAAGAAGAAACCAGTGCTCGGACGGTTTCTGGACGGATGATACCAGTACCCTTCATCATGCTAGCAACGGTGAACTGGGTGTTGCGGCGAACATCCTGTACGGTGTCAACCTTCATACCCTGTAGTGATAGACCAGCAACAGCATTTGTCTGGAAGATGATTCCATAGAATGAGAAGGCAGACTGTAGACCGTTGGCTGCACCGTTGGCAACGAAAGATGTTGCAGCGCAGTTTAGGTTGTACTTGCTACCACCGATGTTGTTGGCAGTGATGTTGAGGTTGGTCTTAGGGAGGTGATTGGTCTTGACAATCTTAACGCCCATGTAATCAAGCATATCAGTCATCTGGTTCATACCAATGCCGATACCAGCACCAGCATTGTAATCATCGCTGCCACTGAATAGTGGGGTGTTAGCGTAAGTACCAGCAACATATGCAGCTGCCTGTGCGCCAGAGCGAGGAATACCAAGTGCACGAATGACTTGGAAGACCTTTGGAGTGACAACGCAGTATACATCGGTAACTGCAATGTCGTTCTCTTGGCAGGTAACTAAGTAGTTTTCAATTTCCTGAAGAACCTTGAGGGCTTCAGTCTCGGTGCAAGATGCAGCAACAACGCTTGTGCTGATTGAAGCAGGAGCTTGGAAAGCAGCGGCAGCGAGGCCACGGGCATCGTTAGCAATCTGTGGAACAGCGGCAGCAGCGGTTAGAGCTACGGCAATCTGCTTGTCACGGGTGTTAGCGAGCTGTAGACCAGCCTGACGGGCTAGTTCTGAGCGGTAATCCCACTGAGTCACAAGCATATCAATGTTATCACACTCAAAGTGTGCAGCCATTGGACGCTTATCAAGCTGAACCTTGAATGAAGTGCTGGTTGAGCTACCACCAAGTAGTTCTTCGCCAGCATCCCATGAAGCCTGTAGATCAACAGTGCCAGTCATTGGGAACTCGTAAGAATAACCAGAAGCAATGCTCTTGGTTGTGATCATGTTTTCAAACATGTTGAATTGATCGTATGCGTTGATTACTTCGCCGCTCCATAGTGGGAGCCAGAGCTTGTTTGCTCCGCTACCATCTGGACCATCACCAACTGCGGTGCGAACTAGTGCGAGATTTGCTGCTGTAATGTTATCAGTGCCTGTTTGAAATGGCATATTTGTTTCTCCTTAAATAGAAACTGTTTTTGTTTGAGACTAAGTTTGAAACTCAACCTTTCGATTGTTCAAAAAGAGTCTAATAGTCGAGTGAAGCCCTATGAAAGCCAGCCATTACCATATGGGGGCTTTGCTTTTCATAGGGCTTCATAAATAATCCGGTGTCTCGGAAGACGGATTACTTGGGTAGGTTTGTAAAATTGGTACGAATCATTCTCTGTTCCACATAAGCGCGGTACTTTGGATCTGATTCAAACCGGGGGTTGTTTCGTTCAGCAGAGAACTCACGCTTAGTTTGGTAAGCCGTGATTCCCTGTTGTGTGGAAGCCAGATTAACCTGTCCTTTTGCTGACTGCTTGGGTTCATTGGGCTTGCTAGTCTGAGTAGACTTAGCATACTTTGTCTGTAGGCCGTAGAGGGCTACATCCCAAGCTGGAGAAGCAAGGTTACGATTAATTGATTCCTGTTCGGCAGGAGTGAGGTTCTTGGAAGCCCAGACGAACATCTTGTTAAGTTCATCACGACCACCAACTAACTCACTTGCCTTTGTATAAGCCATCTCTAGCTTTGCCTTCTGGCCCTGCATATACTCATTAACAACAAACTCTGGGAGCTTTGTCTTCTCCTGAATTGCCTTAACGGTTTCTTCTGATAGAGTGTTGTTGGTAGCGAACTCTACAGTCCACTTCTTCCAATCCTCTTCAGTGGCGACAGCAGGGGCTGCTGGCTCGGCTGCTTCTGGCTTGTTCTCCGGGATCTTTAGAATCTCCGGAAGGCTTGGGACCTCTTCAGCCTTAGGAGCAACTGGGGTTGCTTCTGGCTTGTAGTTGGGATTAGCAACTTCAGTGGGGTCACCATACTTCTTCTTAAGATCGGCTACTTCTTGCCGTGACTTAGTGTATTCCTTTTGAGCATTCTTAAGGCTTTCAAACCAAGCACCAGCATCCTTGAAGTTCTCAGGGATCTGCATGCCTTGGTTTCTTACATAAGCGTCAAAGGCAACCTTCTCACGGGCGAGAATAGCATCCTCTGGAGTCGATGTAAGAGATTGTTCCAATGCACCAGTCTGAGTCTGTGAGGATTGTTCAGCTGATACGGGAGTCTCTTCATTCATAGTATATATCTTTCGTTAAGGTTAAAAATTAATAGGACTTCTTCTTAGCGGCCATCTTCTTGACGGCCTTCTTTACAGCAGCCTTCTTGACTGCCTTCTTCATTGGCTTCTTCATTTCTTTCCTTTCTTTGGGTATACAATTTTTTGTGCGTCTTTACCAGTGCATGTTGTGGTCTTACCACAGTTGCACTTATATGTTTTCTTAGCCATTGTTGTCTCCAGTTGGAGGAAAGAATCTAGGAGAACCATTGAGATCATAGATCCACCAAGGTTCGCATAATTCATCGGCTGCTAATTCAATAGCTGTATCTGGTGTAGTCCATGGCGTAATGCCATCCCACTCAGCTACATTATCGACTGTATTATTATTTGGATTAATTAAAGCATATCTCATTTATATTATCCACAGATTGTGTATACGATGCAGTAGCCTACGCCACCTGCGCCACCTGCGCCACCCGCAGTAGTACCACGGCCACCGCCTCCACCGCCGGAACCACGGATACCTGCACCGCCTGTGCCGCCTGTGGTGCCGCTTCCACCACCGCCTCCACCACCATTACCAAATCCTGTAGTACCTACGGTTCCTGCAGTGCCGTTTGCGCCGGGAGAACCTGCGGCACCTCCTGCACCGCCGCCACCTGAGTTTATAGCAGTAGCAGAAGACCAGCTTCCTTGTCCACCCGCTCCACCAGCATTGCCGGGATTGGCTACTAATTGAGCACCACCGCCGCCACCGCCGGGACCGTTGTATTTACCTACTCTACCAACCGATCCAGCAGCAATACCTGCGCCAAATCCACCAGTAATAGTACCACCATCATTGGTTCGGATGGTTAATACGCCTGAGCCACCGCCACCAATGGCAAGTACTCTTAGGCTTGAGCTAAATTGAGTTAAGCCTCCAGTACCACCGTTGTTAACAGCACCTGCTACACCACCAGTACCAGCCGCGCCACAAGTAACAGATTCAGTTGCACCAAGCGCGCTTGCTGGAATCCAAAGTTCGGATACTTGACCAGCACACCCACCCGCACCACCAGATGCTGTAGATGCACCGCTGCCTCCTGCACCACCACCAATACAACGAATGAAAACCATTTTAGCATTGGCTGGCTTTGTCCATGTACCGCTACTTGTAAATTCTTGTGTATCAACGGTTACGCTGCTACTAGTGGCAAGAGCAGCCCATACTCCATCTCCACGGAGATAAGTAGTGGCATCTGCGGTGCCTGTAGGACTAATGCTTGCAAGAGTTCCAAGAGCAGGAGTGCCAGATAGTGATGAATATGTTCCGGTAGTAGCAACAGTAGCCAAACCAGAAGTAATATCACTAGCGGTATGTGTGTGGGCAAGGGGAGTCCGAGCGTCAGATAGACGAGAATCATTGCCTACACAGGCTGTGGTACTTGTGATACCATAGTTTACAGAAAGAGTTCCACTTGATGTGATTGTTCCTCCGCTTAGACCAGTGCCAGCAACAATGCTAGTTACTGTACCAGAACCTGCGGATATGGTTGTCCATGTTCCATCACCACGCAAGTATGTACTACTACTTGGAGTACCTGTAACAACAAGAGTTGCTAAAGGGCCAAAGTCTAAAACAGATTCAGCAATAGACTGTACAGCAGCATTAGTGACTTCTAATTCAGCAGCATTGACTTTTTTAGATACTTCAGTAATGCTTGCTTTAGTATTTAACGCGGCATTTACTTTTAGTAAAAGATCTTCAATCTTCTTCTGTTGCAGAAATAGAAAGTTATTTGAAGAGGGCATTCAGTACCTCCTTAAATAAATACTCTATATGGAATTGTGGGTAAAGGATTAACCTGAGATAACATCGCTTCTTGTGCTGGTGTTAATTCAAAGGCTACTCTTAGATTAGCATGAAACGCGGGATCTGATTTGGCGGGTATTAGAACTGTTCCATCTTCGTTTAAGACTTCAATCCTATTGATAGGCCCAATGCGATCCAGAGTAACACCAGTAATTGGAATATTAAAAACAACTCCTTCAGTATCTGTTTGTTCTTCTAAAAGACCAGCAGATATTAAAGATGCGTTTAGATCTCCTTCAGTTGGATATTTTAATAGGTAATCGCTCATGTGGTAAGTATATTCAGTTCGGATGCGGTCTTTGTAAGGGGCCAATACTTGATCTGCGCTATAGTTGCACTTGGATAAGTGGAGCCATAGGAACTATCTGCTTGTCGCCCAATCACAAATCTTGTTGCGGCGTATAGATCGCCTGTTCCGGTCTTTGAGGTAGATGCCGCGCTTCCATTTAGATTGACAGCTATAATTGGGTTTGCTGTTGTATTGACAGCAGAAGCATATCGAATAGGTGTTCCTAGTGTATAGGATCGTAAAATTTCGTTTGCTCCCCCTGTAGCGAGACCCGCACCTCTTGCGGCTGAGAAGTAAGATAAGGCATTACCAAAGCTTTCATATGTTGGCTGATCAGTCGCTGTCATAAAACCAATAAGTGTAGTATAGGAAGTCGGCTGTTTGTTAATGACTCCGCGCCAGAATAGCGATCCACTTGTTGTGCTATACTGAAGGCCGCTGATGTCGCTCATAATGCAAGCATCTTGGACTCTTGTACCTTGTGATGCAGTAGTTGGTATATAGGATGATGCACCATTTCCTGCTTCAAGCTGTGCGCCCCAAATTAAAACATCTGCTGCAACTGAAGCAGATTCATTGGAGATGTAGATATAACCAACCAATGATGTGCCAGAAGTATTAACTACCGTAAACCGCTGCCAAGTTGGTGTTACAGTCACAAGATTATTACCAGCTGTTCCTAAGATATTGATTGTATAGTTAGTACCAGCAGTATTACTTTTCATCCACACTGAAACGGTATAGGGAGCAACTGTAGTTGGGTTTGTAGAATACGCGGTTGCCTGAAGAACTCGGCTTGCGCTTCCACCATTGACCGCAAACTGAACTCGCGTTGGACGAAGAGTATTATCAGGGGCAAAACCATTTCCAGTATATCCCGCAGTAATAGTTGGTAGTGTAGTTCCAGCGGTTGACCATGGAGAAGGGAATGAATTAACAGCGCTATGTGTAACATAATTAATTGCGCTTCCTTCAAACAATAATCCAAGTGGAGCTAGCGTAACAGGATCATAAGTAAATCGTGCTTTAGTTGGATCATTTGTAGCTGCAGCACCCATTGTTGCAACATAACCACTAGAGTTAATATAAGTAGCGGTACTATTACGAGTAAAAGTAAACCGCGAATCAAGAACTCCTGTGGTAAAGTCAATAGATAGCGTAGAGCCATCACCACCAATTACATCAAGAACACGGTTGCGTTGCGCTCTCCATTCAGGAGGATCTAATGTCCATGTTCGATTACGATGCATTAGATTGCTCCAATGAAAGCGTTTGCAGCGTTAGCAGTTAAAGAACCTGAAGTAACAAACTCAATTTCAACAAGTTCGCAACCTAATGTATCTACAAGAACAAAGCCTGTATCAGTAACAGTAGTAGCATTATAGATCTTAGCATCACCAAAATTCTTTGCGATTGTGAGAGCAACTCTGAAATCGCTAGCGCTATTGATGGTTATTGCGTTTGTTCCTAGAGTTACTGATCCCTCAAATAAGCACTGAGGAACCCAACCAACATGGACATTGCTAGCGTTAACAATCTTATTCCAGCCAGTAACCTTAAACTTAGGAGCGACTACGCCTGTCTTAAATACAGGAACAATCTTTACATAGTTTAGAGAAGCAGAAGGAACAATAACACCGCCTGCAGAAACTGTTGGAACAGCTGTAGTTGTAGTAGGTAGGTTATTTGTGTAAGTAGAAGAAGCAAGCACAGATAAATTTGTGCTATTAGATGAAGCCAGCTGAAGAGGATTCTGAACCGTCTTGAGCTGTGTCATTGTGTGAGTGTGAATCATGTTATATCCTTTTATGTTTAATCTGGTTCTGGTGGTAAAGATGCTCCAGTAATCAATGCAGATAGTGTATTGCTACAAGGAGCAACATCAATATTGTTGAAGACTGTAAAAGTAAAAGACGCATCAGGAGCACCATTAGCAGAGATACCAAATGTAATTGTATCTCCAGTATTAAGTGCAGCACCGTTTAGTGTATTTGGGTTAAGCGTTAAAAAAGAACCGTTATTT